AAAGGGTTTACTAGATGCAGGTAAAGGTCTTCTTGTTGATAAGATGGGAGCATTTGACGGTGCTAGTGCAATTATAGCATTAACAGAAGCTGCAACGGAATCTGTACTCACCGTACTAGAAGATGCTACTAGTGGTGTTCTGAATAATATTAAAGATGCTGGTGGTAATACTCTTAATAGTATAGGCAAGAACATCACAAATATTCCTGCTAGTTGGGACGCTAATGGTGCGGTTACTTCGGTTACGTCAGTTACAGGATCAAGTGATAATTTCGACACAGCGTTCGGTGATGCTGTAAGCAACATACGCAACGGTCTAGTTGATCTTCGTGCTACCATATCTGATGATAATAATATTAAAGAAAATCTTGCTGGCGCGCTCTCTGACGTTGAGAATCTTTCGGGCGGCAAAGATGGTAAGACTGTGCAGAGTGCGGTTGGCAATACTGTTAATTATCAGGCATTGTACGAGAAGAAGGGAAGCGAGTATCGTTCACTCGTTCAGACAAAGTTAGCAAAAAATTCACAACGTGGTATTATTCAGGGTCTTAACATAGAAACTTTAACTACTGTTCGTAAGCAGATTAAAGCATTCGCCCCCGCTCTTGTTGATGCAGATATCAATCGTGTTATTGAGTTATGTCAAGGTGATGCCGATGAGTTTTCGCAGGCAGTACGATTAGTATTTTCTGCCAACAAGCAATCATACTCAGCGATAAGAACATTCTTAAAGAGTATTGATACGACAGTATTTAATGCGACAAGACCTCAATTGACAGATATTGTATTTGAAGAACCTTATGTTATTGGTTCATTCGATAAGACTTGGAATAAAGGTACAGGAGATCCTGTATTTCCTTACATATCCTCACTCGAAGAATTGCTTGCCGACATTAAGAATATTAAGCGTGAAGTAACAGAAGTTGTTGTGCATTGGACAGAGACTCATACTAATAAAAATATAGGCTCTGAAGAGATTAATAAATACCATCGTGATGTAGGTCTAGATGGTATTGGTTATCATTACGTAATACGGCGAGATGGTTCTCTTCAGCGAGGAAGACCAGTTAGTCTCGAAGGACAACATTCTCCAATTAATAGGCATGATCTTCGTAGTATAGGAATAGTGTTCGTTGGTGGTATAAACGTGCCTTCAGGAACACCTAATTCAGAGCAATTCTTGTCTGTACAATCGTTGACCAGAAGTCAGATTAATACATTCGACCATTTCTGTCGTTCTATCTACTCTATATTTCCAGGAGCACAGATAGTAGGGCATTCTAATATTGATGAGGATGAGTTTGATCCTGGTTTTGATGTTACGAGTTATGTAAGAGCCAACTTTGGTAAGAAGAGTAAGTTCACTGATCCTCTTACTCAAGAACCATTCACCCTAATTCAGTTGTTAACAGATGACAAATAAAGTAGACGATTTAGATAGCAGAATACTTGCGAGCGGAGAAGGCGCTGACGATACTATTGGCGTACCTATAGCTGGGTTTGTAGATCCGTCCGGTGAATATCCTAATCGTGAGTACTTCTTTGGTTCTAGTGTTAACAAGGCAGCGAAAGGAGAAAAAATAAATAATCTTAGTATTGGTGGAGGCGACTACGGTGTCTCTATTGATATTCCAACACAAAAACCTTCACAGTATCCTTATAATCAAGTTCAAGAAACACAATCCGGTCATGCAATAGAAATAGACGACACCCCAGGCGGTGAGCGAATTTTAATCAAGCATAGAACAGGTGCTGGAGTAGAGCTACGAGCAGACGGAACTGTTGTTATCGTATCCCTCAATCAGAAAATAGAGGTAACAGGTGGTGATCACACCACAATTATTGAAGGAGAAGGCAATCTTGTCTATAAAGGCAACCTTAATCTTACTGTTAGTGGTGATTATAATGTCGATGTTGGGGGCAATTATAATCTCAACGTCGCTGGTGACAAAATTGAAAAAATTAAAGGACGACATACAAAAACTGTAGATCGTGATCAGAACTATACGATTCGTGGTGCACGAGGTACTCAAGTCGTCGGCATGAACACAGAAACATTACTAGACGATCACAATGTTATTGTAGCAGGTAAGCAGAATAATTTTGTACAGGGAAATATAGAGTTATTATCGGGTTCATCATTAATTACTACTGCTGTTGGCGAATGGGTTGCCGCGTCATCGACTGCTAACATTACAGCACGACACGTTAGTATAATTGGTCACAAAGGAACTATTGGTGGTCCACTCGTTGATTATTACGGTAAATCATATGGTGGATTTCCTGCTGGTGTAACGAATCTTGCGACATTCTATGGCACATTAGTAGGTAAAGCGGCAGACGCAATTCGTGCCGATTATACTATGTTCGCATCTATTTCTGAATTCTCAGCTACATCAGCAATGTCACTTGTATCGGGTGTATTAGGACCTGTAACTGTTACACCTCCAGTGCCGGTGCCAGGAATCATGCCGTTCATACCTATTCCTCCGACTGCGCCTATTCCTAATCCAATGATTGTCGAATTGCAATTATCTACAAGTAACTATGGTATCCGTAACGTATCGGTTGATCCTGCACTGAAAGATAAGATTAGTAAGTCTGACGACTACAAGGACTTATTCAACTTTGATCCTACCATACATGAGATACGATCTAAATTACGGGATCCAAGTAACTTTAATAATGGCGGTTTTACTAGTTATCTTGTTGCAGAAGGAAAACTCAATAAAGACTTCAAGAAGAATATTCCAAAGAACATAGGTCGTTCTGCTAATAAGAAAGGAACCGTTCGATTTGGAATTAATATATTAGGTAACAATCCTGCTGATACTCGTAGCAAACGCTTTAAGGTGAATACAAAATGAAGTTATTAGTTGATCCACAATATAATCCAGAGTTTGAAAGTGAGATCACTTCAGCGACCAAACTCGGTCCTGGTATCACTTGTGCTAAGTTTCTTGGTGCGAAGGGTTCACGTACACAGTTTGGTAAGTTATACGGTAAAACTTTCTTTGGTGCGCCTGATCTAAAACAGATTGCTAGAAATTTAGTACTGCATACACAGGCAATACAGACGATCATTGCAAATCCACAATTCGCACAGCATCGACTAATCGTGAGTGAAGGCATCTATGAACCAAATCCAAAGTTTACTGTACAAGAGATACCCGTTGGTAGTGAAGAAAAGGCAAAGAAACTTGCTAGGGAAAATAGTGGAGGTTCTTATGGTAAAGGTCCTGATGGATGGGTTGCACGAATACCAGTGTATCAAGGTGAAAGACCATCTGCAAATAGTGTAAATGATCTTCGAAGGACGGGACGCGCTATAGTCTATCAACTTATCGATAAGACTGGTAAAACAGATCCTAGAATGTCATTTGATCTTGCGGTATTCTGGAAAGATTATATTAACTATGATAAGCTATCTCTCGACTATGACACATTTGATCCTAATGGCGACTTGTCTTGTCAGATAGTACTAGAGATGCCCGAAGTTCCGAGCACGTGGGAAGTAAGTTACAAGTATGGTTTAGAAACGACATATAATGGCGAACTTCAGACGAAAGACGAGCTATTAGAAATTCTTCCTGATGACGAAACTACAAGTTCATTTGATTTTTTCTCATAAATAGCTTATAAATAAAAGAAAAAGGTTTTACCGATGGCCAAGATTTTCTCAACAGAAGATGGTAATCTTAATGCAAGTCCACGCGTGACGCGTGAGCGTGTGTATTCTGATTTCGATTTGACTTTTGCTGCGAAGACAACCGGTGATGGTGATATCTACAAGAAGACAGATGCGAGTTCCGTAAAGCAGGCAATTAAAACTTTATTACTGACTAGACAGTTTGAGAAACCTTATCGACCAGAGTTTGGCGCAGACTTATACTCACTATTATTCGGTCATGCCGATGATGAGACTGGAGCAGAAATCTCTCAGGCAATCAAAGATGCAATTTTTAGATATGAACCGCGCGTAGAAATATTGCGATTAAAAGTAAGCGCAATACCAGATAATCATACCGTAAACATTACAATAGAATTTAAAGTTCTTCAAACAGACGTAGTTGATACTATAAAAGTAACACTTGCCAATACTTCAGTTGGTCCAGTTATTCCAGTTACTTTATCTATTGCTGAGATAATATACAACAATATCATCCAGACTCAGACTGAAGACCGCATGTTAACTGAAGCAGGATTCTATATTGCAAGAGATATTGGAAGAGTGGTCGATGGTGCTATTCTAACACAAAATGGCGATATGTTATCGTTACCTGGATTTAATTTAGATGATGTACTCATCGTATCGCAATAAGTAAGTACAATACTCGGAGATAAGGTATAATGGCAACAACAATAAAGTCTACAGATTTGGACTTTGAGAATATTAAAAGTAGTCTCAAAGAACACTTGTTGAAGCAAGCAGAGTTCGTAGACTACAACTTCGAAGCATCCGCTATATCTAATCTATTAGATGTTTTGGCGTACAACACTCATCACAATGCTTTAGTTGCAAACTATGCATTAAATGAATCCTTTCTTAGCACTGCACAGTTAAGATCTTCGCTAGTAGGTCTTGCTGGCGGTCTTGGATACACAGTCAACTCACGCACCGCTGCATTTGCCATTGTCAACATGTATGTCACTGACATTGATTCTCCATCGAGTTTGACACTACCTGCGGGGTTTACTTTCTCTACAACGGTTGATAATAAGACATTTACCTTTCAGACTCGTGATGCCTTAATTGCCACAAACAATGGCAGTGATCAGTACTTCTTCGCTTTAAATTCTAACATCAATGTTCCTATCTTTGAAGGAACTTCGAAGAGAAAAACATTTATTGCAGGTGTCCTTGGCGAAAACGATTCTTATATAATTCCTGTTACCAATCTTGATCTAGAGACGGTCTCTGTTACTGTATATGACGCTCCTTCTTCCTCTATTGGTAAAGTATACACTAATATAAACAATACCACAACCATTAATGAAGAATCACGAATCTTTGTTTGCAAAGAGACTCCAAACGGTTTCTACGAATTGACATTTGGTAATGGGGTTCGACTTGGCATAACACCAAATCCTGGTAATAAGATTGAAGTAGAATACACTACTGTAAATGGTTCTGAAGCCAATGGTGCAAGAACATTTGCTCCTGATAGTCTTGTTGGAGGCAAGGTTTTGAATGTCACGACCGTATCATTATCTGGTGGTGGTAATGAGAGAGAAGCTATCGAATCAATTCGTAAAAATGCTCCTTATCTCTATGCTGCACAGAATAGAATGGTTACTGCGGACGATTATGCATCATTGACACTTCGTAACTTTAAGAATGTTATTAGTGATATTAAGGCATGGGGCGGAGAAGATAATATTCCTGCCACTTATGGTTCTGTATTTCTATCGATAGTATTCAGTAATGACGATGCCACTGTTCAATCAAACACTAAGAAATCAATTACCGATCTTGCGAAAGATTTGTCTGTTGCTTCATTCGATATAGAGTTTTCAGATCCGATTGAGACATACTTAGAAATCTCTACAGTATTTCAGTTCAATCCAAATCTAACTTCATTGGCACAGACAGAAGTAGAAAATGTTGTTAAGTCTAAAATGATCACTTACTTCGAAGATAATCTAGGTGGATTTGACAAGTCTTTCCGTCGATCAAAAATGTTGACTGATATTGATGCTGTGGATGGGTCTGTGCTTTCAAGTCGCGCTGAAGTTAAAATGCAGAATCGTTTTAATCCTTCGGGAGGCACTATTAATTATACAATTCCTTATCCCGCTTCGATAGCAGCACCTGATGATGTGTATTATGTTGTTGAATCAGAGAATTTCTACTTGAATGGTAGAGTATGTTATCTTAGAAATAAATTAACAACTAATATCATCCAGGCAATTAATGTTGGTACTGGATTACCAGAGATAGATAACATCGGCTTCTATAATGCAAGTGCAGGAACTATCACTTTACAATCATTTGCAGGTACACTAATTTCAGGCAAAGCTATAAAGATTAGTGCAAGTCCAGGAAATCAATCCGTGATAAATCCATTGAGAAGTAATATTCTATTATTTGATCCCACTGCGTCTTCTGCTACAGCAGTTCTCACAGATACGATATAAATAGATTAACATATTAAAGAGAAATTGACATATGTCTTCAGCGATTACAAATAAATTCCGAGGTCTTCTTTTAGATTTATTAAAAGGAGATTTGGATAGTTCATCACCGAATTATTACATCGGTCTTGCTCGGGCGGATGCATTTACTGCACCTGATCCTATCAATTCGCCTTACGCGCAATCGCAGATTAGACACTCTCTTCAGGCAGTTAAAACAGTTAGCAACTCTTCTTTTGTGATACCTACGGTTAATTGGGAAAACGGCACGATATATGAAGCATACGATGATGCCGATCCAGATCAAACTAATTTTTATGTTATGGATAATTTGAATCAAGTCTTTATTTGTATAGAGCAGGGTAAGACCGATGATGGGATTGCACAGCCTTCTACAATAGAACCAAATATAACAGGAGGTTTAACATTTAGGACTAATGACGGTTATAAGTGGCGTTTCATGTACAGGATATCAAATCTTGCTTATTCTAATTATAGGTCTGAAGTATATTCTCCTGTTAAAAATATGATCGGCGAGCAATCATTTATTCAAGAAGAGGTTTTTCAAAAACAGTTACAGGATAATTCTGTCCCAGGAGAGATTATAGGACTTGCGATCGATAGTACTGGCACAGGTATACCGTCTATTCCATCTATTAGTATTGAAGGTAATGGAACTGGTGCTCAGTTCACTTGCACATTAAACAACGGCAAGATCACTCGTGTACAGGTCGACTCTGATGTTGATGGTTTATTCAGACACGGCACTGGTTATGATTATGCTACTGCAAATTTATCAATAGGAGACGCGGTATTGCGTCCAATATTCTCTCCTAGAGCAGGATTACATGCAGATCTTCAACATACATTTAAATCGAAAGCATTGATGATTCAACAAGATTTTATTGGTGATGAGCAAAGCACTCTATTAGTAGAAAACGATTTTAGTCAAATTGCTCTGTTTAGAGGTATTACACAATACGGAAGCGACTCTGCGTTTACAGGCAATACTGGCATTGCACTAAAGAGCCTTATTTTAAATAACGATGGTTTGTCCGGAACATTTGATGAAGATGCAGTTTTCGTAAATGGACCACAGACTTCAAAAGGAAAAGTGTTGCATTTTGATGCCACAATAAATAAACTGTATTATTGGCAAGACGAAACAACAGGATTCAATGCCTTTAATGCTGGTGGCACTGTTACCCAAACTACTGGTGGTGTTAATGCTGGTAATGGACAAATACTATCGGTCATTAATCCAGCAGTTGACGCATATAGCGGCGATATTTTGTACATAAATAACGTTAGTTCGATCGATAGAGCATCTAATCAAACCGAAGATATTCGCATAGTTATTCAGTTAGGATAAAATTAAAATGGCAAATCAGTTTA